CCCGTTTATCGTGTGCGATTACAACTCCGTTGATACTTCGCACTGGCTTTACAAGATAGCGGAAGAAGAGAAACCGCCGAAGCACGGCTTTTACCATCAACCGCCAGCGTTACTATTGGTGGAGAATAACGATCCACGGATAAACCAAGACGATCCTATTATTGATGTTGAAGGCAATAACTACATAATCAACATGTCGGCAGACAACGTAATGAATCTCCCTGCCGATTACTATCAAGATCAGGTGTACGGGGCCAAAGCAGATTGGGTCAACATTATGATCTTGAATAACTACGGTCTTATGCAACAGGGCCGCCCGGTGTATCCAGAGTTTAATGACAAGCTACATACCGCTCAGAACCCGCACAAGCCATTGAAGGGCTTACCGCTGGTAATTGGTATGGACTTAGGATTGACACCCGCAGCCGCTATCTGTCAGCTAACACCGATGGGTGAGGTTCTGGTTCTGGACGAAATCGTAACCGAAGATTGTTCTATTGAGAAGTTTTGTGAGGATCACTTAAAACCACATCTGGTTAATCACTATCAGGGATTTAACTATACAGTAATTGTTGATCCCTCTGCGACCAAGCGGTCAGATAATGATATGCGCTCAGCCTGTGAAGTTATAAAAAAGGCTGGCCTACCATACCGCACGGGCCTCACAAATAACTGGACAAAACGTAAAGAGTCAGTGGTACACGTTCTGCGTAAAATCAAAGGACTGATTCTTAATCCAAACTGTGTAATGCTCCGCAAGGGCTTTATCAGTGAGTACCATTTTGAAAAGAAACGATTGGCAATGTCAGCCGGTAACTCTGACCCAAGATTTCATGAGAAGGCTGACAAGAATATTTACTCGCATATCCATGACGCTTTACAGTATGCAGTGATGGAGCTTACGGGGGGGAGAACGGCCAAACGCCGAAAGGTTTTGACCGGTACGAAAAAGCATACTGCTACGATTACTAACGGCCCGGCAGATAGCTCAGCCGGATACTAAAAGGTAAACTTATGCCAGATCAAAAATTTGACGAAGCCTTTGACCAAATTGCACAGGCAGAATCCGAAGGAAAAGATATTGACCAATTACGAGACTTAGACAGGTACCAATCTGATATGGGTATGTCTCTTCTGTCAATGTTCAATGAGTATGAAGGTGATAAACGACTTACAGAGGAACGCTGGATTAAAGACCTTCGCCAGTATCGCGGGGAGTATGACCCGGAAGTGCTGACTAAACTTCATCCGAAACGATCCAAGGCTTTCTTAAGCCTGACCCGGACGAAGACCAAGACGGTATCCGCAAGGGAAACTGACTTACTTTTCCCTGCTAATGGCGACAAGAACTGGTCGATTAACCCGTCTCCGATCCCTGAGCTACTGCCAGAGGTCATACAGGGGATCATGCTGCAATACCAAGAGCAGACCGGCGAGACACCTACGGAAGAGTTGATCCGTAAGTTCATCAATGAAGAGGCTGAGAAGCGTGCGCGAAACATGGAGCAAGAAATGCACGACCAGTTAAACGCTCTTAAGTACCGCTGGATTATCCGTCAAACGATTTTCGATGGTAACCTTTATGGCACAGGCATCTTGAAAGGCCCATTGGCCAAAACGGTAAAGTCCAAACGCTGGTTACCAAATAAGGAAACCGGCGAATGGGTAACCATTGAAATGTCGAAGTTAACGCCCTATTGTGAAAACGTGTCGGTTTGGGACGTATATCCCGACATGTCTGCAAGGCACCCGGACGAAATGAGGGGAGTCTTCCAGCGATACGTTATGGGCCGCCATAAGGTTGTCGAGCTTGCCATGAGAGAGGACTTCAATGGCGAAGCAATCAAGGCTTATCTCCGGCAGCATCCAGATGGTGATGCTGAGCTAAAGACGTTTGAGAACGATCTGAGGAGCCTTAACGACACATCTACGAATGACAACTTTAACAGCAAGCATGAATCTGCTGGCCCGGCCCATATCAGCCGTAAAGGTAAGTATGAGCTAAAAGAGTATTGGGGCTTTCTCAGTGCAGATAAACTCAGAGATTCTGGTGTGAACATACCGGAAGAGTTTGAGCTTGAGGTTGCCGCGAACGTTTGGATTTTGGGTGACATTATAGTCAAAGCGAATGTGTCTCACATCGAAGGCGTGCGACTACCCTATCACTTTTATTACTATGATAAGGACGATACCAGTGTTTGGGGTGAAGGTATCCCATCCATCATGAGAGACGCTCAGAAGCTCTTTAACGCATCTGTCAGAGCAATGCTTGATAATGCAGCGATCTCTGCTGGCCCGATCATTGAGGCCAACACAGACCTGCTGGAGCCGAATGAAGACCCGAAGGATTTATATCCGTTCCGTGTATTCCTACGAGACGGTCAGGGTTCTGACGCAGCGGCTCAGGCTATCCGGGTATACAGTCTACCCTCATATACCAATGAGTTTATGGCCATGATTAATTTCTTCATGAGCGCATCTGATGAAGTAACGGCTATCCCACGATATATGTATGGAGACTCGCAGAATGTTGGTGGTGCTGGTAAGACTGCCTCCGGCCTATCAATGCTAATGGGTGCAGCCAATGTCACTGTCAAAGATCAGATTAAGAACTTTGATGATGGTATCACTCTTCCTTTTATTAAAGGATTGTACTTCTGGAACATGGAGTTTTCACCAAAGGAAAACATCAAAGGTGATTATCAGGTAATGGCAAAGGGTAGCACATCTCTAATCGCAAGAGAAGTAAAGGCAGAGTCATTGATACAGTTTATGAACGTTACCAATAACCCGACCGATCTTATGTATACGAAGCGTGACAACGTGCTGCGCGAATATACAAGAGTACTCGACCTTGACGACATGGACTTGATCAAAGACCCGAACACCGTCAAGATTGAAGAGAAGAGTCGTAACGAAGCAATCGCAGCAAATGAAGAGTTCGAAAAAGAGATTGCCATGATCAAAGCGAAGTCCGGTGGCCACATGAGTAATGATCCGGGCGTAACCACGGAACCCGAAGATGCCACCAAGTCATTAGGTGGCGGCGGCAATAAAGGTTTAGCGGGTGGGGGCACAGAAATTAAACCAAACCCCGGCCAATAAGTTAGGAGGGACTTATGACTAAGAGAGAAGCAATGACCGAAGTTAATGAATTTGCACAAACGGATGCCGGACGTGCCTTTCGGAAACTCGTATCCATTTGGATAAACGACTTGAGAGCGAAAAACGACACAGCAGAGTCCGAAGATTTTATGAAGAACCAAGGTGCGATCCGTGAGTTAAAACTAATCCACAAGGGGATTGGCCCCAAAATCAGAACCGAAGATTATGATGGAGGTTTTGGTGCATAACCAGACAGGAGGGAACCTGTCAATTAATGCCCTGCCCTGCAAAGGATACGGGATACGTTAGGAGACGCTATGTTAAACTCAGAACAAAAAGCAAGACTTGAAGTACTATTGGCAATGGACGCACTCAAGAACGATGAAGCAGACGAGCTTAAAGAGCTACAGGCTCTTGAACCCGACAACCCCGCACAGGATGAATTTGATGCTGAGTGGGATGAACTGGACGGCGATAAAACACCAGCATTAAAAAAAGATGCTGACGAGGAAAAAACATTAGAACAAATCCAAAAGGATCAGGAGGCTCAGTTAGAAAAGGACGAAAAAGAGTCTCAGTCCACTGAGAACGTTGACGGTGATTTACTCAATCCTGCCCCGGTCAAATCCGAAAAAGAACCGGATAGTAAGGATGAAGGTCTGATCACCGATCCCCGTGATACAGAGATTGCAGCATTGAAAACGGAGCAAGAAGCACAGGCTCAGAAAATGCGATCATGGGAAGGCAGACTCAAGGCCGCAGATAAGAGAGCGGTCGAGGCTGAACAAAAACTTAAGGACGCAAAGACTACGGGACAAAGCAAAGATTCGGACAAGAATGCTTCCCTTGAAGAAGACGATGCGGAATTGGGAAAGTTCTTTAAAGAGTACCCTGATCTGGAAGGCCCAATGAAAAAGGTAGCGGAGAAGTTAGCTACTAAGATTTTCAACGAAAAGATTGGCGACAAGATTGAAACGCTGGAAACAAACCAAGCCACAGCGCAGGAGACAGCGCAGGAAGATTTAGACCGTGTCCACATGGAAAAAATCAACGCTGCCCACCCTGATTGGGAAAAGATTTTCGACTCAGGCGCACTGAAAACTTGGATTGGAAGACAGCCCGGATACTTGCAGCCACGTCTTACTGAGATAATCAAGAAAGGGTCAGCACAGGAAGTTATTGACATGTTCGATAGCTACAAACGTGCATCTGGTAAGAGCAACGAATCAACTTCAACCAATTCTACTGAGGCTGATCTCAAGAAACAGGAGAAGGCCAAGGAGATAGAGGCCGTACCCGCAGCCAGTGCTGGTGCCAAGAAGGGTAAGACCAAAATCACCAAGGACGACTTTGATGGGGCTTGGGACGACTTAGAGAAAAAAGACAAAGCCAAAGAGAAGTAACCGTATCTTTATAAGGAGATATTACTATGAGTCAAATTATCTATGGAGACATTTCTCCGCGAACCGCAGCCTACGTTGTCCGTGAATTACTGAAACGTGGAATGCCTGTACTCGTTTTTGAGAAGTTCGGTCAGTCCAAGCCGCTTCCTAAAAACTCGACCAAGACAGTGTCGTTCCGGCGATACTTCCTGAAAGACGCAAGCCTGAGTACCTTTACACCGGCAGCGTATTTCTCTACCGACAATTTTGATCCTACCCAAAAGCAGTTGTCAGAGGGTGTAACGCCTTCCGCAACCGCTCTTGACAAACAAGACTTGACAGCTACCCTTGTCCAGTACGGCGACAGAGTGGAGATATCCGATGTGGTTATGGATACTCACGAAGACCCCGTCCTGCAAGAAGCTATTGAGATTCTTGGGGAGCAAGCACCGATAATTCTGGAGTCGGCTCGTTTCAACGTTCTTAAAGCCGGTACCAACGTTATCTATGCTAACGGTACAGCCCGTACCGATGTTAACACCATTGTTGCTCTTGCCGATTTCCGTAGGGCAGAGAGAACTCTGGAACGTCAGCTTGCCAAACCGCTGATGAGTATGGTTCGAAGTACCCCGTCTTACGGTACAGAGGCCATTCTACCTGCATTCGTGGGTGTGTGTCATACCGACATGCGTTACAACCTCGAAAAAATTACCGGCTTCACCAGCCCGAAAGACTACGGTTCAGTTTCACCGTGGGACAACGAGATTGGTGCGATTGGTAAAGTGCGCTTTGTTGCTTCGACTCTGGTTGAGCCGTGGCGTGGTGGTGGTGCATCGAGTGGTTCCAACGTCCTTGAGACAGGTGGAATCGCAGACGTGTATCCGATCCTGATCTTTGCAAAAGACGCTTATGGCCTCGTTCCTCTAAAGGGAAAAGCAGCCATTACTCCGATGATCGTGAACGCCAAACCTTCGGATTCCGATCCGCTGGCACAGCGTAACCACGCATCTTGGAAGTCGATGCAAACAACCATCATCCTGAATGACTCGTGGATGGTTCGGTTGGAAGTTGCCATTACAGACGATGATTCCCTGACCTAAACCATTAGGTTAGTGCGACTCGTCTTAGTGTATAGTGGTTTGGGTCGGGACTCCCTCCCCCGGCCCTCTCCACTCTAAAAATAAAAGAGGGAAAACCTGTTACCACTGTAGAGAAGAAGGGAGAATATCATGAGTAAAGAAAATTTATGGAGTTGGAAAGACTCCGAAATCCAAGGTGAAATGGATCGTCTCAAGATCAAACTTGAGAGCTACAATCGTAAAGAAGCAATCAATGCAATTAAACTGGCCTATGTTGAGGGTGAAGTGAAAGAGACGCATGATCATGTGAAGGACTTAAAGGATAACGGAATTGATCTGCGAAGAGTAATCTTTCATTCCATCGGAGAACAAGACATTCCGTATGTCTTCGTGGGTCATAATGGACGTGCCTTTTACATTCCCAAAGAGGTTGAGGTTGAAGTACCCTTTTATATCCTTAACTCTTGTATCAAGGATGCGGTCGAAGATCGTTTGTATCCGGCAACCCAACTTGACGGTAGCATCGAATGGAAGAGCCGTAAGGTTCAACGCTATCCGTACAGCTACGTTGAATAATCGGAGGAAGAAATGGCCAAGACTTATCAAAGCATAATTGACAAAGCTGAGATTATACTACAGGATGAGGACAGTGATCAGACAAACCGGCGTTGGACAGAAGCCGAAATGCTGGGCTGGACGCTTGACTCAGAGGAACAAATCGCTTTATTGAAAACTGATTCTTATCCTGTGGTCGAGGCCGTTGCACTGTCAGCCGGTTCACAGCAATCACTTCCTACAAAGGGTGTGCAGTTAATGGACGTTCTCTGTAACATGGGAACGAACGGTACCACCCGTGGCAATGTTGTGAGTGTTGTGGAAAAGAAATTGATGAACGCAATCAATCCGGGCTGGATGAGTGACACGGCAACTGCGGTAGTTACGCATGTAATATACGATTCAAAACGTGCCCCGAAACTTTATTGGGTTTACCCACAGAGTGACGGCACAAACTATCTTGAAATCATCTCCGGCAAGTTGCCCGACAATGGTTCAAACGTTATTAGTGACGACATTATGATGCCGGACGAGTACGGAAATGCAATGCTCCATTATCTTGTGGCCATGTGTTTTGCCAAGGACATTGATATTCCTAACAGTGCCCAGCGAACGTCTGCACACATGAATCTCTTTTTGGAAACCCTTGGTCGTAAAGAGGCAACCGAAGAGATTTATAATCCAAAGAAGACAAGGGATACTAACTAATGCATACCACAAATATATCTGAAATAAAACAACTGGTGCTGCCAGACGTTCTATCATGCCCTGATCCAATCGTTCAGCGGGAAGTGTTAACTGTGATTTTGGACTTCTGCAAAAAGACAAATATCCTACAGCGAGAATTTGAATTGGAGGTTGACAGTGACGATATTGATGAGGATATTCAGGACTGCATTGACTTCGATATCTCTGCGTACGCACACGATTTACGCCCGGTATCTATTCTATCAATGATTATTGACACAGCGGTGTATATCCCGTTCAAGCGAAACATTCGCAACACCATAACAAACTTTGGTGCAACAGAAACGCCGGTTGGAAGTTATAGCTCAGACGACACCAGATTTAAAAATTATTGGGTGCCGAACAGTCATACGATTAGGGTATTCAATATGGACGCTGGTATGACTAACATCTATTTTAACATGTCAGCCAAACCACTTCGCTCAGCCACTACGATTGACTCCGCTCTTTTCGAGGATTGGTCTGAGGCTTTAGTGTCAGGTGCAAAGTATCGCATCCTTGCAATGCCGGGCAAAGATTGGTCAGACGCACAGGCGGCTATTGACTACAAACGCGACTACCGGAAATATCTATCTCAAGCAAAACGAGAAGCCATGACCGGCGGGACAGACATATCGCAAGAACAAATTAAATGGAAATCTTTTGGAGGTTAACAAATGGGTAACGTGATTGATATAAAAGTGACAAACAACGCAACCGGCTCTCTGAATGCTGGTATAAATGATTCCGTTCAAACGTTGAATGTGAAAGCTGGTGAGGGTGAGTTGTTTCCAACTCTCGCGGGTAATGAATACTTTTACTGCACGCTCCAGACATCGTCAGGCGTATGGGAGCTTGTTAAAGTAATCGCCCGGTCAAGTGATGAATTTACCATTGAGAGAGCTGTGGATGGTTCTACTGCCTACCCACACGCATTCAGCGCAGACGACATTGTAAGTCTACGCCCGGTGTCACAGATCATTGATGATCTAAATGCACATACGCATCCTTCATTAGCGATTGATAATGAGGCAGATGACTACAAGATTAAAGCACGCGACCACGGAACAGTCACCGTACCGGAGACAATCAATTTTGTCTTTGGGACAGGCTCGACACCACCGGCTGCGTCTGGCACGCCAATCGGAACCATTTACGTTCAATACACCGCATAAGGGGAGGGGGATTATGCAAGTTTTTGGAAAACAGTGGTTTAGGTACCACACAGATAAACTTACTAAACTGGCGAACACGGGCATTGGCCGTCTAATATTTGGTATATCCGATAAGGTAAATAAGGATGATCTGATTATTGACGTTGGCCCAAACTATGTTTCGGTTCTCGTTGGTGTTGATGTTCATTCAGGTGCTACCATACGCACGAAGTTCTTTGGGCCGAATCTATTGGCGCATTCTTGTGCAAAAAACTTAGGTTGGTTGTGGAGAGCAATGCATTGGATGGACAGCCTTGTCTTAGATCGGCAGCAGTTAGTGCCGGACTTTGGCTTTAATTCACTCACTACCTTTTATACAGAGGATGGTAACGGCCCGAATGAGAGTGTGGATGCCTTCTGTATCAACACAGACTTAGGTGTCTCATGGGAAATGTTACAGGGAGGAGCCGGAAACGGCTTGACTGACTCCACCACGATTGGCATTGGCCTCCTTGCATTTACAAGTCAATATTCAAACTTAAAAAGGTCAGTCATGGCCTTTGATACAAACGTGTCCATCTTGCAGTCAGGGGAAATCATAGACGCAGACGTTCGTTTATATCATGATAGCTCCGCTCTAATTACTACATTTTGGGATGCTGATAATCACGGTCTTCAGTTGTTTGAGGTTAATGGGCACTTAGCAGCATCTGGTTCAGTTCAAGCCGCTGACTTTGCCCCACTTGGCTTATACGCGACACAGGCAAGCGCACGCATTGCGACATTGCTTTCAAAGAACGTTAATACAACGGCATGGAATACATTAGGTTTTGGTGGGACTCATCTTAACTACATTCAGACTACGGGTTACACTGAGATTGGAATGAACTTCATCCATGATTGGCAGGGAATACCGGGTGGAGACGCACCTTCATGGTCAAGCTCACAAAATTCATACGTCTTTTTTGAATCGTCTACACACGCTGGCGGCCATATCCCTGAGCTTATTGTTGAGTCGCGGGGTTATACAGTCCTTAACATTGGAGATGATTGGAAACAAGTAACGGCAATGAAAATTAACATTGGGGATGCATGGAAAGTTGTCTCTTCATTAAAGCTGAATATTGGAGACGCTTGGAGGACTATATTTTAAATGAAAATAGAACTTACTTCCTTTCAAGGCTTACAGCCCAAAGTGGCTGCGCATTTACTTGGAAACTCTCAGGCTCAGGTCGCGGAAAACGTCCGGGCTGAGAAGGGTGATCTGCGTGCGTGGAGAGCCGGACTACAGCAACAGGCGTTATCTGTTGGGGATTGGCAATCTCTGTATCAGTACATCAGTGACGATGTTCCAGCCATTGGTACGCAATGGGTTTACTCAGAGAATGATCTAAACTTTGCCAAAGCCGCGATAGCCAACGATGCCTTTGAACGGCTGTACTATACCGGAGAGGCAGAGCCACGGGTTTTCGCAAATGATCTTGACAGTGATCCGTGGGATCATGCCGCAGACTTTTATAAGTTAGGCCCAGCCGTTCCAGCGGATACCGGTGGATGGGGTTTTGTCTCTGGTCATACCGGCGGCAGTGAATACCGGGCGTATGTCTACACCTACGTTTCAAGGTATGGTGAGGAAACCGGCCCGATTAAAACCGTTCTTGCAACCGAAGTCTACAACACGGGTGATGTTATTATCGAAGACTTCACGCAGCCACCGGCAGGTTATGGCCTACGATCAACAGTAGATGGTAATATACCTTTAGTTCGTGTCTACCGGGTTAACGCCTCTATCACAGGCGCGGAGTTTCAGTATGTTGGAGCATTCAACGCAACCACACATACCTTCGGAACCTCCACGTTCACAGATGATGTTGACGATGCTGATCTTGGTGAGGTACTTCCTACTGAGATTTACGAAGGGATCAACGCTAATCTAAAGGGTCTTATAGGATTGTCAAATGGTATCTTCGCAGGTTTTGTAGGTAATGAACTCCATCTATCAGAGTTATACCTGCCGCACGCATGGCCAGACGAGTACGTCATGATCTTTGATTACGACATTGTGGGTCTTGGTGTAGACGGTACAAACATCATCGTCTTGACTAAAGGCTACACCTATGTGGTTGCTGGCCCCGCGCCCGAAGCAATGTATAAGCAGCGGCTGCCGGGTTTCTACCCTTGCATATCAAAACGAGGCGTTGCCTCAACACCCTTTGGTGTTTTGTACCCATCCCATGAGGGGCTGATTAAAGCTACCTCAGAGGGGCAAACCAATGCAACCTTTGAGTTTATGTCACCGGAGGAGTGGGGCAATTACCGGCCAGCCACAATCTCCGCTACGTTTTACAATAATAAATACTTTGGCTGGATCAGTTATGCAACGGAAGAGGCTGGAATTATCTTTGACATAGCTCAAGGAATCTTAACGACCAATGGAGATTTTCATGAGGCGGGATATATCAGTGAAGCAGAAGGAAAAATGTATACCATTAATCCCGACAACGCAATAGTTGAATGGGAAGGTGACCCTTATAATTTTCAATACTTCATCTGGAAGTCAAAGAAGTTTCTTACTCCACAAGACATGAGTTTTACTTGTGGCCAGCTAATAGTCGATATCGAGTTATACAATGATATCATTGATGCGGTTGGTGACGATGCGGTTTTAGAAGGTTTGAATGCAGAAATCTTTGCTACCGGTGATCTGACCGATACCTTCAACGCGGATCAATCTGGAGTGAACGATGCCTACTTTAACTATGACGACTTTAATGGCTCAGCGTTATTCAGCTTAAGTAATGTGAATATCAGCAGCAAAATTAACTTTAAATTATATGTGGATGGTACGCTGGTCTTTCAAAAGTCAATCGAGAACTCAAACTACTTTAGGGTACCTCCGCATAGAGGCAGACGCTTTGAGATACAGCTTGAGGGTTACATACCCGTGCGCCGGTTGATACTGGCCCAAAGTCCAAGTGAGATAAACTAATGCCTATATTTGAGATCATACCAGAAATTCCCCGTGGCACAACCGGGGCTATGTTTTTCTTTTACACCGGTCTTAAGAAGGTGGTTGAGAAGGTCGTAGAACTGTTTAACCAAAATGATGATAGCTGGATAGTGCCACGTTTGTTAAATAGCTGGCAGCATTTCGGTGAGCCATATCAAGGTGCAAGTTATCGCAAAGACATGATGGATAGGGTGTACCTAACAGGCACAATTAAATCAGGCACCCCCGGTGCCACAAGTGTAGCATTTACGCTACCCTCACTGTTTAGACCGAAGGATACATTAGTATTTCCTGTAGCCACAGACAGTGCGACTGACCCGGCGCGAGTTCACATTGACAAGAATGGACAAGTCATTGTGGTAACTGGCTCGACCACATTAACCTCACTTGACGGAATCGCATTTAGAATTAGGCCACGCACACGTCCGTCAGCAGCGCAAGGCATTGGGATGGGATAAAATGAAACCAATCAGATTTAAAAAGGGAATCAAAAATAAACGGTGGCCCGAAAGTCGCGGCGGCACCTTCGATGCTATCTGGCGAAAAAGAACCGGCGACAGAGGTGTTTGAGTTAATCATCGGGCTTGTGGTAGGGAGTTTAGCCACAAGAATTTTCTATGCGAGAATCAATACCACCAGAACGGATTGGTGGAAAAGCTCCGATTGGAGCAACAACAAATATTATCAATCGTTCCATAATGTGCTTTGTGAACTTTGCCCGAAGCGGCATTATTGTGAGCGGTATAAAATTAGGAGGGGGCAATCATGGAGGGATTAGAATTTGTTTTATATCAAACGATAGATGGTGTACCAACGATGCGGGATAGCGACCTTATGTATTTGTATGACCGGGTCGAGGCCGAAGGATTATCCGGCTTACTTTTTCACGATGGGTCTATTCGTAACGGTCGAGAGTTCGTGGATTACGTTAAAACGCCAAGCTGCATATTCTTTACTATCGGCTTGCAGGATAAACCTTTCGGATTCTTTTGGCTCAACCGCATAGAGACGACTCACGCCTACTGCCACTTTGTGGCGTTCTCTGATTTTTGGGGAGACGGTCGGACAGTGCAGGTAGGAATTGAGGCCATGAAAATTTGTCTTAAAGAGTTTGACATGATCATGGGTATGCTACCATCTACGAATGTTTTTGCAATAAGATATCTGTTAAAGGTTGGACTTCACAAGGTTGGAAACATACCTAACCTTATGTGGAGCGAAGCCGATCAGAAACCAGTAGAGGGTACGCTACTCTACATTACAGCGGAGGATTTGGAATGAGAGTTTATAGCAAAATTGTGATAAACATGGAAACCGGCATACGCATTGATAAAGAATGCGAATGGACGGATGATTACCACGGCCCGATTACCGAATGTAAAGGTGGTGGCGGCAACAGCGGTGAGGTTGACAAGGCGTACAATGCTGGGATGCTTGCGATATCCAAAAAGCAGCAAGTCATTGCAGACGAAATGTTCAACTACTTCAAACACGGTGTGCCATACAATCCCTATGACGCAGAGGGAAAGCTAACCGAACAGGCGCAGAAATTAGGCTTTGATCCAGAAATGGTATCAGAGGCAGAGCTTACACAGCAACAACTGGATGCGCAGTCCAGACTGATTCCACTTGAAGAGGCTGAGCAGAAGAGACGATTCGGTCAGGCAGAAGAGCGTGGTGGCGTTGTGAGTTCGATTTATAAGGATGCGCTGGAAGGCGTGGACGTTGAAGGTCGAGTGTCTGAACATCGGGCTGGAGTCGAGCAAGCCTTTGCAGGGGCACAGGAACAAGCCGGACGACACCTTTCGCGTATGGGCATTGACCCATCATCTGGCCGGGCGCACGCAGCGTCAGCAAACATTGGTCTGGAAAAAGCGAAGGCGACCTCATTAGGTGAAACCCAAATTAGACGTGGTGCTGAGTCTGAGGACTTTGCCCGTAAAACAACAGCAGCCGGACTGCCAATATAAGGAGACATAAACCATGAGTTTTATCGGATCATCTAAACCCGGTTATGTAGAGAAGAGCCAACAATTTTTAGGGCAAGCCGGAAAAACATTTTCACAGCAAGATAGGATAATCAAACGAAATGAACCGGGGAAAACATTAGGTGGTGGATTAATGTCTACGGCCTCTATGGCAGCATCAGGAGCTATGGTCGGCAGTGCAATCCTGCCCGGCCCCGGAACAGCAATCGGCGCAGTCGGTGGAGCTATTGTCGGCTTGGCCGGATACTTATTTAGTTAAGGAGAGGAAATTAAATGGCACTTTATATAGAACCAGAAAAGGAAGACGCCTCTGTTGGAATAATTAAAGCAGCAGGTGCTATCGGACAGGTCGCCAGTGTATTCAGCGGCATCAAAAAGGATGCGGCAGCAGCTAAGCTGGCAGAGGGGCAAGAAGCCAGAGCAGCAGAGACGCATGGACTTGATATTGAAAAGAAGAGAGATCAAATGGCGCATGATAAATCTTCGGAAGGCTATTTAGGTGGGATGCAAGAACACGCAGCCTCTGGTTCAGAGGAGCCATTTAAAGTGGA